CTCACTGACGAAGAAGCCACTCGCATTGACGCTGAGACCCGCGTTGAGATTGCACAGGCAGCACAGGCAGCCAAGGCACAAGACAACATGCCCGCCGCACTTGCAGGAATTATTGCAGGGCTGATTGATGTACCCACACCTTGGTACGATATCCTTGAGCGGCACATGACTGCGCTAGTCAAGGGAGAGTATTCGTGGGCTCGACCCAATCGTAGATTCTTGGAGTATGGGTATCTGCCATCCTCAGGCAAGGTTGCACAGGCAGGCGAGGTAGTAGTTCAAGTAGACGTGTCAGGCTCTATCAACGCACTAGAGTTAGACCACTACAACTCCCATGTCAAGCGCATCATCGAGTTGTGCAATCCCACCCGAGTGCATGTCTTGTACACCGACACCGATGTATGCAAGCACATAGTGTTCGAGCAGGGTGAAGAATTCAATCTGGAGTTCTACTCTGGCGGAGGCACTGACATGGAGGCTGGCTTTGCGTTCTTAGACAAAGAAGGAATAAGCCCTGAGGTTTTTGTATGCCTTACTGACGGTTACACAGACTTTAATGTAGAAAAAGCACCAGATTACCCAGTTGTTTGGTGCATAAGTAGTGACATCGTGGCTCCTTACGGCGACAATATTCACTTTACCTTGGAGCAACAATGAAACAAGCTAACGTAAACGACCCAGTAGATGCTCTCATCGAGAGCTATTCCAAACTTCTGACGCAGTGCTACGACGCACTCGCTGAAGATGTAGACCAAGAGCGTAGAGATGTACTACGTGAGGTACTTGCTGACTTCTTGAAGAAGTAAGTCGGTGACCCCCGAGGGGTTGTGAAGAAGCAATAAGCTCGCACGGCCTTTCTTTTTTAACCACAAATGGAGAAACGAAACATGGCAACAGTATTCGTAACGAAAGAGCTACGCTCACGCGTACACAACCGCATCGGTAATATGCGGGATAGAGAACTACAGACTCTATGCCCAAAGATTGGTACTAACATCAGTCTTGACGCATCCTATCTGTTCAACCTTGCAAGCTGGGGTAAGGAACACTACCACTTGTTAAGGCTAATTCCAAAAGACTGGCTTTACACTTCTGAGAATGTGGCCTTGTATATCTTGGACGATGCGACCAAGCAGAAATGCCGCATGCGGTTTGTTGGTGTAACTGATGCACGCGCTCGACCATCAACCAGCCGTTACTCCTCCTATGACGAATCTACCTTACTCATAGAAGACTTGCGTGCGCTGCCCGAAGAAACCATTGGGCGTACCGAAGCGTTGGAGTACTGGGACTCTTTCATGGAGCACTGCAACATTACAGCTCGTTGGGAAAAGATTCGCACTGACGTGGATAACTTCTTACAGAAGTGCAAGTCTGTCAACGAGGGCGTTAAGTTGTTCCCCAACATCCGCATGTACTTACACCCCGAGGACATTGAGCGTCTTGACAAGCAAGTTGCCCGCAAGGCATCCGAGCGTCAGGATATTGTTGCTGACTTGGACGTGTCCAAGCTTACAGCAGCAGCTGTGTCTGTAAAACTTATGGGCGGTATTTAACACAGGAGAATCAAATGAGCAATATGCAAACTGAGTTACAAAGAGTTTTTGCCGAGTGGGAACAAGGTAATGCCAAGGCAGAGCCTAACCTAACGGCCAAGGGGCAGAAGGGTTTCAAGCCCACCAACAACGTGTCGAGAGCCACGTTCAACTATGTGCGGGACAACCCGGGCTGCACACGGGCACAAGCCATAGATGCGTTGTCTGCTATGGGGTACAAGCTATCTTCCACGGCATCACTGTTGTCTGCGCTTACTAGGCAGCGGCAGTTGCGCATACTGGCGGATGGCACGATGCACGCTAACCTGACCGAGTACGCACCGCTGAAGATGTCTTCGAGCAAGAAGTCGAAGAAGGCTAAGAAGGCCAAGGGTGCGCAGGTTGACCCAACAACACTGCCTGTTGTCCACGTTGATATTGCTGACATCGAACGCCGCGTACTGAACATGGCGATTGAGCGCAGGGATTCGACTCCAGCCCCAGTAGAGAAGCGAGCGCAGCTAATCATGCACCGCACAGCAGACGACATGGACAAGTACATCGACACGCTGAACGTGCGCCAAGCCAAAGTTCTTATGCAGAAGCTCAAGGCCATCTTCGGGGAGGGTGTATGAAAAACTACATCGTGACTATTTTCAGCGCGTGTAAGAACCATGTGGATGACGTGATGGTGTATGCGGCAAGCCCGAGCGATGCCATCGACTACATCCTGAAGACACGCACCTATCGAATCAAAACTTTATTCTGTGAAGACTTGGAGGTAAATGTATGAGCAAGATACAAATTCAATTGGTTGAAGACGAAGAAACCCCAACCGTGTTCGAGCGATTTTGGGACGGTCTGATGACGTTTGTTAAATGCGTAGGGGCGTTCGTCGCCGTCTGCTTTGCCATTGGTTATTTTAGTGATACCAAGGCGCAGTCTAAGCAGTGCGAACCAACTAAAACTGTATTAACAAGGAGCATATTTAAATGAAAGAATACTTAATAAACAGAAGCGACACACCAGCATTTCCATTACACAACCACGGTACACAAACACTTGGTATGCACTTCACAGGTATGACCCTGCGTGATTACTTTGCAGCCAAGGCTATGCAGGGTTTAATTGCAAGTCCAAGAGGTACGCCTGATGGTAAAGATGCCACAGATACTTATTACGCAAAGTGCGCCTATCTTATGGCAGACGCAATGATGGCTGCTAGGAGCGCAACATGAACCAAGACCTAATGGACATGGCTAGACAAGCAGGTATACAGGAAGGGGAGTTTGAGAGGTACAAAGGGGAAGATGGCAAGCGCAAAGCCTACATGATGCTGCCCGAAGAACTTGTAGCCCTTGCCGCCCTTGTCGCAGCAGCCGAGCGTGAAGAAATTGACAAACTGTTTGACACCGACCTTGGGTGTTGTGACGACGCTATGGGGCAAGAAGCACTCAATCAAATGCGAGCAGCAATCAAAGCAAGAGGAGAAACAAAATGAACCACTTAAAAAACGTATGGGAGTGGCTAATCAACCACTGGGTGATGCCGACCCCTGCGGAACTCATTGCAGAGGAACTGATACAAGCGCAGCGCACCAAGTTGCGCCACCAGTCGAGCATGGAGTACCACACCGCCATTGTTGCCTACAACGTGGCACGTATTAAACGCCTTGAGGGGTTAACCGCAAAGCAGGAGGTGGTGGAATGAAAGAAGCCCTGAAACTTGCGCTTGAGGCGGTGGAGCGGTATCAGATAAAACGACAGGACTTTGACACCTTTGAAGAAGTCATCACCGCCATCAAAGCAGCCTTGGCACAGCCAACATCAGGAGACTACGCCCTTGGCTATGTGGAAGGGTTTAATGATGCCTGTAATCCAGCACAGCCAGCACAACGCCCTTGGGTGGGGCTGACGGAGGCGCAATTCTTGGAGGCTGTACGGCTGGCCGAGAATGGTAATTATTTAGTTGCATTTGTTCGCATTCAAGAATGGCTAAAGGAGAAGAACAATGGATGAAGACGATGACATCCAAGTCTACCAACGCCCTTGGGTGGGGCTGACGTTTGCAGAAATATGCGATGCCGAAGTGGTTGCAACGGATGTCTTTAATAATTTCTCAGAACTGAAATTTGCCCGTGCCCTCGAAACCAAACTCAAGGAGAAGAACACATGAAACTAGCAGCAGGTAACCCGAACCTAATGAAGAAGATAGCGCCAGTGGCAAAGCCAAGGACGTTCAACCATGTCAAGGACGGGCAGGTGTACGTGCCTGAGAAGAGCGAGCCTGTACGACCCGGGGCTACGGATGCGCTCAAGATTCAGAGCCGCGGATACAAAACTTAAAGGAACAACATGTTTACGCGATACCAACAAACAAAACTAAAAGACCTAGTGCGCCCGAAGATTGGGACGTACTACCAAGGCACAGTGAACATCCGGCTCAACGAGTTAATCGACAACCTGCATGAACAGTACCCCGAGTTCTTTCACCAAGATGCAAACTCCTTACGCAAGCGGGTATTCTTTGACGAGCCAGCGCGTGTGCCCGGACACGCACCCATACCAATGGCAGGGTTTATCAAGCCAGCAGAAGGATGGGTAAATGAGTAGGTCAACACACCCAAGCATCCGCAGGCTGCTGCACCAATACCACGACGGGCTTACCTCTATAGAAATAGCTGAGCGTCTTGAAATGAGGCCGGATTCTGTGCGTAACGCATTGAAGAATATGCCGGACACTTACATTGACCGATGGCACCCAGTAGTCCACGAGCCGCCCCATGCAGTGTGGTGCGCAGTAGTACCGCCCGAGGATTGCCCTAAACCTAAAACGAAAGGAAAAGCATGAATGACATACCAAACTTTGCCGCATGGAACAACGAGAACCTAGCGAAGTTCGCTACTGATTCGTACCGCAAGATGCAAGAGCAGCAAGACCATATCGAGCAACTCCAAGGCGACCTCAAGGACGCGCTCAACGAGATACGCCGACTATTTTGGGAGGCAAGCAAATGAATGAGCACGACACAAACCTACGGGACTTAGTTACCATGTTCGCTATAGCGGGACTGCTGATGCGTGGCCGAGAAGGACCAAGCGTAGCAGACGACGCGCTTAAATACGCCGATGAGTTCATGGCCGCTAGAGAACCCCAAGCCGAGGAAGAGCCGGAGGCTGGCATCGCTGCGCTTAAACCAAAACGAGGAGCTAAGAAATGACACCAGAAGGACTTGTAAAGAAGGCCGTCAAGAAGATACTCGACGATGCGGGGGTGTACTACTTCATGCCTGCGGCTAACGGCTTCGGTCGTGCTGGCATACCCGACATCATCTGCTGCGTGGACGGTACGTTCGTAGCGTTTGAACTCAAGGCGGGTAAGGGTAAGACGACAGCGCTGCAAGATCGGGAGATCGCAGCCATATTAAAGAACGGCGGGTACGCCACCGTTATCAACGAGACTAACGTCTACAAGGTGAAGGAGGTTATTGAATGGATGCAAAAGAGTTCG